TATCTCTTTCTCTGCGTTGCTAGCGGAATGTTCCAGGGACGCAGTTAGGAACATCTTTTTACGAGAGAATCCGATATCCTTCGCATCGATGGTCAGAGAGACATCTGCCATGATAGGAACTAAGGAGGGGGTCCACCGAGAATACGTAACATTAGAAGCCATTACATGACCCTCGACCACGAAGAGAGAGGAGAACACCAGACGAACAGGTTGAGGAACCAGAAATGCTGTGTTGTTCATCAAGCCCCCCTGGTCTCCTGTTAAGTAATCCAAAGATTCTTCAAAGGTACCGTCTCTATCCTCGTTCGATGCGGTTATGTCGGTGCCTCCAACATCCCCACCGGACCAGTCTCCTGAGGAGCCTCCTTCTATGTCGTTAAGCTCTAAGATTGTGCGACGCTTAACTATCTCTTTAAGGTAATCCTTAGTATCGCTGTAAGCTCCCTGTCCGATAACCCTATACAAGGCGTCAATATCGTGGTAGACGCCAACCTCGCGGGGTGATCTACTCCACAGGTTAATGTTCTGCTCATCGGAGTTATTAACGTTATTATCGGTAATTGTACCTCTAAAGTTGTTTAACTCGTAGGATCTATCAAACTTGAGATTAAAAGCTAAGTTAGTATTACCCTGCTTAGGTCGGCTATACTGCTCCGGTGACTGCCTAACCATATCAACCACAGCGGTCTCCGCGTTAACACTCTGCATTAGAGTGGCAGGATTAAACTGGAAATTGCATCGGATCGTTGGTGGTGCTACGTCATAAACTGACGTTGGTATATTACGAATATACCCCCTCTGCATACCTCTAATCTCTTCAAACTTGCCATCCTTAGTAAGGTTGCGATACCCTGGGCCGGGGTAGCCGAACCTCATATTCTGCTTAGAATATTTGTTGACACCTTCGTACAAGTCGTGGAAAGAGTCTTCTCTAAAACCCATTACGAACTCCTCAGATCTAGCTCTTTAACCTTGTGTTCCAGCATAGAAGCTATTGTAGCAGCTATCCCGTCAAGATCCATGTCGTTACTAGCAGACACGTTGATAGTGGGGGACACCGTTATGTTTATAGGCTGATTAAGAGACACGTTATTAGATCTCGATGATTGTGAGGAGCCATGGGTGGGGGCAGCCGGTGCCTTTTCAAATACAGCATCACCAGATGCGTCAACAGAAGAGGCCGCTGCCTGGGCTTGTGACATAAAGTCATCAGTCTTCCACAAGTGGTTGCCATCGGGGTCCCAACCTGGCTTGCCTCCAAGGTAGTCAGATGAAGCGGAGGCTCTCCAAGGTTTCCATCCGGCAGTCTTGAACAAGTAGGCCGCTGCCTCAGCGTTCTTAGAAAGGTTCTTTAACTGGTCCCTCCTAGTGACTCCTATGTTTTTCAACCAAGACTTATTGGCACTGAAGTTGATCTGCCACATGCCGGTGTCGGAAGTGTTGGGATTCATAGCGTCGGAACTCCACCCAGACTCCCGGCCCGCAATAGCCACAATAGACGCAAGGTCAGAACCTCGGAAACCAGCAGCATAGGCAGCTCGTGCGGCGGCTTCAGCCCCAACTACAGTACCCTCTACCCCTAAGTAATTGCCTGAAACACTATCTTTTCCTCCTCCTCCTGAACTTCCTGATGACTCGGAAGCCCCGCCGCTACCTGCTGCATTGAGACGCTGGATATTCTCCTGCTCCATAGCATTAGCGATATCGTTAATGTTCATATCGTCATATCCACGCAAACCAGAAGTAGCCATACCAGCGGCAGCACCTTCGTCTCCGCTGTGACTATCTGTCTGGTCAGCAATCGAAAGACCTCCCGAACTTTGGGTATCTCCGTATTCGGAATCTTCAAACTTCTCTGTACCCCAGGGTGCGCCTGCATCTTCGTACTTGCGACGAGAGTTAGGAAGTTCGGCGGGCTGCACGTGCCAAGGTTCGTTATTGACATTGGCAAAGTGTTTAAGACCAAACCTGTGGGCGTTGGCGTTCATCCACTTGTGACCGTCAGTCGATATGAGGTCAGCAGCGAGACCAATTTCGTGCATGGAACGTCCAGGAGGGGCGGCAGGTGCGCCCTTAACACGTTTCCACTGTTTACCCTGATATGTGATATCACCAGATGGGTCAGGACGGTAACGTTCAAGGAACATTCTCTCTTGCACCTTAGAGTCACGTAGACCTTCACCAAACCCGACTTTACCCTTACCTTCCCTCATCATGTTGAGGAGTCGGTTCTGCATATTGGGGTGCATGCTCTTAAACGACTTATAGTTCTTAACCTCGCTTATAGACTTAGAACCACTGTAAGTAGGAACCTTAATATTCCCGTCGTTACTAGATCCTGACGAGGAGGAGGTTGCTCCTGTAGAGGAGGAGGTTGCTCCTGTAGACCCTGATGCGGCCCCTGAGGAGCCTCCAGACCCTCCCTTGTCGAACTCACCATCACCGAGCATACCGCTGAGGGCCGACAGGGCCATACCTGCGGCCTTACCACCGTTGCCGGGCAGCATGGATAGTCCTAGTCCTAAAGCGCTAGACACACCACCCGCTGTGCTCGCAAAGGGCTTATTCTTGATACCAAAACCAATGGAGGCGGTTAGGGCTGACTCGATGTTGCCCAGGAGCTTGACCATCTTCTGCTGGTTTTCCTCCATGACCTCAAAGTGGTCCATGTGGCGGTCAGCAAAGCGCTCCTCTCTGTTAGACTTCTCTAACTCAGTCTGCTCATTCTGGGATGCATATGTGTCCTCAATGTCTAGAAGCTCTCGATGATCTTTCCTGGACAGATCGAGTGTGCCCTTACCTCCCTTTTTAGCAAACGTGTTCTGAGATTCAGCAAACAGGAAAAGCTCATCCTGCTGCTTCTCTCCTAAACCACCCTGTGCCATCGCCGCACGAGTCATAGACCCAAGCTGTTTACCAGACTGGAGGAGCTTGTCGTCAGCCAGGTTAAACCTTTGATACAGTTCTTTTTGTACCTGTGCGGGATCTTTAAGACCACCGCCAATCTTGTACGGACTGACCCCCAAGTTGCGCTGCATCTGATTAGCAATCTCTGGGCGAAGTAGCTCTTCGTAAGATTGGGCGGCGTCGGCAGTAGACCGACCGTACCCGGTCATAGCACGCTGATGGGCGTAGAACGAAGCCATTTGCTCCGTGTTAGTATTGAGACGCATCGACTGTTGTAGAACGGTATTGTTTCCCTCAATACCTCCCAACCGGAAGTCACGAAGTGGTCTACGAGTAGCCTGAGCGTCCTGGTGATTCATCCCCGCCCGAGCCATCATCTGGACATTTAGACGGTCTGAACTAAGGGCGTATTCTGCTCCTCTCTCTATTCTATCAGACGTGGCTTGGCCTACCTGCGACGTTATATTCATGGCGGCGCGTCCAATCACCGCCGCCTTACCGCTTTGCAGCAAGTTATCTGGGGACCTTACCTTATCCCAGAACGTATCGGAACTTTTACCATTCTGATTACCATTCTGAGGTGTGGTAGGTGTCCCTACACGTCTACCTCCTTCATCATTCCGGTGACCCCTGGCAACGTCGAGGGGACCCATTTTGTAGGGATCTTTACCGCCCGTAGCCCTATTACTACCGGCACTGTTGGTCTTACCGACAGAACCTGGGTTAGATGTGCCCAGCGACTCCATACGCTTGACGGCTTCATCGAGGTTACTTGACAGACTCGTAACCTGCTCGTCAACCCCTTTTACGGAAGCCTTTAACGTATCAAAGAGTTTCGTAAACCTGTTGATGGCGTCTGTGTCTAGGTTTATCTGGTCTGCCATAATCGTAGATCCTTAGCTACTGTGTGTTATACCGATGCTTCGCCATACGTACCCAAAAGTCACGCTCACGAACCGGTAATGATTTAATGTTTTCTAACGTAAACCCTTGATACACAGTAGCTATCGACTCGTACTCCCAATATAATGATACGTAATTAACCGAGTAGAAGACTGACCCAATCGAACGCAATAGGCATATCCTCGCCGCATGTCGCACACTGGGTGTCCCCCCCCCCCATATCTGGACCCGCCTCAACCTCAAGGAGGGCGTTAAACAATTCCTTACGCACACCAAAGTTCAGATCCTTGGTGTACTCTTCTCTGCTGAGAGGCTCTTCTCCCTCTTCAAACACGAGGACTCGTGAGAGGATAGCCGTACTAGACTCGCTTGCAGTATTACCCCGAGCACCCGCTGCCAAGTCCGCACCATTGGGGAGTCTCAACTTAAAGGTGCCCTTACTTGTATTAACTTCCAAGGGGGCACGGAGGTCGATATCCGTACCTTTGATAGGGAAGTCTTTGTCAAGCTCGATTGTAATGTCGTTCTTAGCGCCGCAATGAGGACAATACCTAACGATATCCCGGTCGGTGCCGTAGGTCGCCTTCAAGGTCTCCAGGAACACTAAGTTGCGGTCAGCCTCAATGAGGTTATCCACCAACTTAGCGTCCGATGGGGTGCCCCCTACAGACACCAAACCTGCCGATACTACTGCTGTATAAAAGTCAGAGTAAGTAAGATCATCCTTCTTGCGGAGGAGGTCGAACGCCTCCTCGTCACGTCCCGTAAGCTCCCTAACAACCGCTGCGACTGACCACTCACCCGTATCTGGGTCCTGAACGCCTGCCAATAGGTTAAAGGTTCCAGGTAGAGGAGAAGACACCTTGGGCATCGGGTCCTGCATCTGTTTGTTAATCTCTCTGGCTTGATCCTGTTCGGATGACATATTGTATTACTCCTTGTGTATCGTCTAATAACTATGAGGCGGGTATATCAATACATACAGTATACCCGCCTCATATGGTTTACGCAAACTTACGAGAAAACGGCATTACCGCCGCCTGAGTTTTGGGTGGACAAGACCGTTCCTCCGGCCAGAGCCTCGACATCCGTTGTGGTGTAAGCCGCATGGAAGCCCTCGTGATTCAGCACAAGCTGCTGGATCATAATGCTGGAGTCTCCGGCATTAAGGTCCGTGAAGCTATAGGAAGCGGGCCAAGCATTGTAGATTTTGAACCCAAACTTAACTTCACCAATGTTCTCGCTATTGGAAGTCTCCGCAGCACCGGGGTCGTAGTACGACGCTACCGTAACCGGATGGTCGTACACCTTGACCATAACGTCACAACGGAAGTCGTTGTCTTGTTTTGTGGAACCTGGGCCACCTCCAGCCCATGAGTGCAGGAACTGCTGCCACATATACAGGTCGCTCTCTCCAGAGATCATACCTTTAGAGAGCGTGATAGGTCCGAAGTCGGACTGTCCCGGCATCTTGTGCATGTGGGTGTTCATCCCACCCTCACGGTATGTAATCATCTCATTAGAGACAGACACACCTGATACGACCGAGAACCCGAGATCACTAATTCTGCGATCCCCAGTAGTCAGTACGTTGGTAAGGTTGGGGGAGGTAGGTTCAATCGCAACTCGAAACTTAAAGTTACGAATTGGATCTGATTTTGCGGCTCTAGCCATGTTACTTATAACTCCTTAGTAGGGGGTATCAGAATGATTCAGCGGCATTTGCGCCGCCAGTCCACTGACTGATGTTGATGACGATGAACTCAGCGGGATACGCCAGAGCGACTCCCACGTCTACGTTTACGATACCCTGGTCGACTGTGACCTGAGTGTTGTTTGTGTCATTACAGACAACGTAGAAAGCCTGAGATGCGTTTGCCCCTGCAAGGGAGCCTTGTCGCCACATTTCAGCAAGGAAACTTGAGCAACGGGCGCTGAGGTGTTCCCAGAGTCGGGGGCCGTTAGGCTCAAACACTGCGAACTCCGTCAAATCCTTAAGAGACGATTTGACGTAGTTAAGAGTGCGGCGAACAGGGAGGTACTTGTCAGGAGTAGTGCGAGCTAGGGTGCGGGCACCGTAGACGTTCAGCCCTGCTCCTGGGATCACCTTGAACGAGTTGACGTAAGGCTTACCAGAGTATAGAGTACCCAGTTCTGATTCTGAGAGCTTAACCTCCATTGCAATAGCGCCTCGGATTCCTGCCGAAATACCGGCAGGTGCCTTAGCGATATTACGCTCAGTCTCGGTGCGGATGATTACACCAGCGATGGCACCACCTGGGAAGGTCGTACGAATCGCACCAGGACCGGTACGGGCAGGATCAACCATCTTCAACATGGGAGCATAGTGTGCGGCATAGCCTGTCCCGGCAATCGCGCTGAAGCGGCTAGCTGTCTGCTGGATATCGGAAACCGAAGCGTCGTTACGCTCTGGGTCGATGATTACGAAGCTATCGCCTCTCTCTGCGGCGTAAGAAACAGTGTTACCCACAATTTGGGTGTCTGCCTTACCCACAGCGTTGATGAGTAGGTTGCCCTTAACCCCATCCATCTGTCGGAGAGCGTCGTTGAAGTCCGAAGAGTTAACCTTTGCAGGGATATCGTTGCCAGCGCCATCGCTTACGGTTCCATAATCCGCACCGTATTGAAGCGTCTGGGTTTGAGTCCCAGGGAAGGTTTCGTTAGCGTCGTATTCTGCTTCTGAGATTTCACTTACGGTAATGAAACTACTGTAGTTGTTAACGATGCTGTCGATGTAACGGTTGGAGGCGGGGTCCAGGGAAAGATCATTCCAGCGCTCTACTTCCTTGCCGTTAAGAGCAACGACCAGGTTGAAGGTTGCACGTGATGTCGAGGAAGCCTCCAGGTTGCCTTCGGTAAGGCCCACGGTCAACCCGTTGCCCCATGAGCCAACGCTGCGGGCTGCGACAGTGAAGGGGACTGCCGATGCGCCGGTTGTGTCCCCGACCAGCATAACCCATTCGGGGTCGGTGCTGTTGTCGGGGTCGACCACACTCCACACCCACACATCGTCGTTGCTATCGATGAGCGAATCACCCAGATCAGTGCCATCATTTGTCGGGGGGCCTACGATCCGATTACCGTCATTGTCGACAAGTTCTTCAATGTCAGGATCAAGCTCTTCTGACATACCTT